AATAACATTACCGACAAGGTTACTTGTTCCGTTTGCTGTAAGGGTCCCGGTTACCTGAATATTATTTTGCAATAAAACGTTTCCGCTTAAGTTAGTGGTTCCGTTTGCAATAAAGTTACCGATAGACTGAACAGTTCCAGACATAATAACATTACCGACAAGGTTACTTGTTCCGTTTGCTGTAAGATTTCCTAATATACCAACCGCGCCGGACATCAGTACGATATTTGATAAACTTACTAATCCATTTGCATTAAGATTACCAAGCACCGTAGCATTACCTGACATAGTTACATTACCTATGAGTATGCTTGTGCCATTCGCAGTTAATCCGCCAGCAATCTGTAAATTGCCTCCTATATTGGCGGGTCCAGCAAAATTACTGCCGGTGTTAGTTAGAACCAATACGTTTGAAATGCCGGTAGTACTAAATTGCACACTGCCATTTGGAGTAATAAACATACCGCTATTGCCGTTAGTGATCGCTCCTGTTGAAATGCCAGCAACATTACCAATATAAAGAATATTATTGAGTACATTCAATTCAGCACTATTGTTTACGTTTGCAATATCCTGAATAAAGATCGCGTTTGGTCCCAAATACATATTGCCCCATTTATTGGTAGGAGTACCTAAAGAAAAAGTACTCGGCGTTGATGGAACAAAATTGCCATTGGTAACTGTTGGGGGCGTATATAAGACATTATTAGTAAAGTCGTATGTTAACTGATAGCTTCCTGCAAAACTACCTGTACTATTATATTGAATTTGGGTATTGCTTCCGCCGATTGAGGCGTTACCGGCGATGCCTACGGGCTGTCCACCCGGAGTGCTACCATCACTGTGATAGAATGCATTAGTATCTGGATTCCACCAAATACGATCCTGCTCCCCCACATAATTTGCTGAGTTAGCGTTATTGTCTCTGCTTGTGAATAATTTCTGAATAAAACCGCTCAAGGTAATCTCCTTAAACGTCTAATGGCTCATCGTCACCCAATGCGTCTAACACGACTGGATTGATGCCTGCATTGCGTCTGATGGCTGCGAGTTCATTATAACAATGTTGTTCTTCATCTTCTGGCTCATCACCATCATCATAAATGCTATCAACACCAGTTGCTTTTTTTAACAATTCCAGTTTTAACTGCAGCGGTGGGACAAAAACATCATCCGGCTGCTGAGACAAGCCACTGTCTCCTTCACATCCACAACTTTCCGATTCACCACTCTCAGGTTTATAATCCACATTAGACGCTTCTGGATCGGACATATCAGGTGCGACACCATCATATTTGGCGTCAAGCATATCTGCAAATTTTCTCAATAGTTCACTTGGACTCATATCTAACTCCGTATGTTGTATTTATGCTTCACATAACAAATCACCCGCAAGTGCGGGTGACTGTTTAGATTAAAAATATTTGTAATAAACTCACTTTACATCAAGTGGTCTTGCTTTTTTAGCAACAATACAGTAATATTTTTCTGATACTGATTTTAATTCTTCTTTGCCATCTTCTGTTGTGACTGGAACACTAATATCAAAATCAAGATTGTTGAATTTTTCAATATCAAATCCAGTGCGAAGTAAAAGTGCTGCCCACTGATTAGCACCAAGAATGCTATAGTGATTTAAATTATATTCATGTCTACGTTCACAGTCCGGAGCAGGCAATTCAATATAAATTTTTGACCCTTGCTTTAATATGCGATTGTATTCCATAAGAGTAAAAATTGGATAAGGAGAATGTTCAAGTGACTGACGGGCAAAGATAAAATCTACCGACTCATCATAATAGCCGTCTTTCTGTGGAATGAAGGACATGTCGTATTGTTTAATGGTATGACCATTGTCTTCACATGCTTTGATGTCTTCTGGTGAAATGCAGATACCTGTCAGGTCCGTATATCCTCGGTCACGCATCGTATCAAGGAAATACCCAACGCCACATCCCATATCAAGAATCTTAGCATCCTTTGGAAGTTCCATAGGATCAATATAGGTTTCCACTACCTGTTCGGTAAGTTGTTTGTGAAACTGGCTTGGACCTTCATCATATACATGTTGGTTCATAATATGTTCGTAATAGAACATGAGTTTAACGGCGTCAAAGATTTGTTTTGTGTCAATGTTGTTCATGCAATTACTTATGCAAGTTTCAAGCAATGATTATTTTTTTCTATAATCTTTAGTTTTTCTTGTTGGACTTATTTTATTGGTGTCTTCTCGTTCAGTGCTCTTAGATTGTGCCCATTTACGTCCTGAATTGTCACCTATTTGTTTAGCTGCAAAGTCAAGCATTTTCTGTTCAGCATCTGTATAAGCATGAAACATCGGATTTCCACCGATAAAATTTGATGGAGGTGTGGGAAAATCAGGAGCGCCTGCCAACGCAATACCCATTCTCCAATGATTATATAATTGACCATTATTCATATTCTGATTGTCAAATGTGGTCACGGCTCCCATGCTATTACCAAAAGACTTTTCATCTAAAGTAAGTTCAGTGGATTCAGTTATGAACTCATGTGCTCTCATTATTTTTTATAACTTTTTACTTGTCTAACTGGACTTACTTTATTAGTATCCGTAAGTTCACCTGATTTTCTGGTTGTCAAGTGATTTGCATTTGCCTCAGAACCAAACGCCTTTTCGGCTTGATTAATTATTGCTTCTTCTTCATCCGTATATCCCACGGTGAGTAATGCCTGTCCGCTGGGACCATATTTGTCTGGAACGTGATCATATGAATTTTTACCATCTGCTCCCGCCAAGAAGTGCGCGCCAAATCTCCAAGGAGCATAAGGGCTACTGTTATCTAAGTTAGGGTGACTTCGCATATTAGGAGTTGCAGCAACATGCGCTGATGGCATCTTAGAATCTTCTGTGATGAATTCCCACGCTCTCATAAATTATTCTTTCTTTGTAATACTTATTTATCAGAACGATGTTTCATTCCATTGGAACTAAATGGCGGATTACCTTTTGTGTTCTGCCACAAAGCACGATTACTTAATATTTCTACCCAGCAGTTTCTTTGTGGCTTGTTAAGATTCCAAAAATCAAATTCAATATGGCTTGAGATTGGACGACAATATAATGTTCTTTCACTTGGAATGATCATTTCTTGCGCTGTAGTTCGCATTTTTTTGCGTTCTGTGTTGGTTCTCATAACATTAAGTTGCGGATGATCAACATAAACTTGACACATGCCATTTACCATTGCTGTCGGATTATCAGCCTTCATAACAATAATTTCTGCTTGAGCCATTCTGGCTTCGCTGCTAATTCTACTCAGAGTTTCAGATTCATCATCAGGATTGCGTTGATATCCTGCCCAAGGTAACCATACTCCATGATTGGTTCTTGCTACGGTCTCATTTTGATCAATTTTTCTGCAAACATAATGATATTCACCATCTTTTTTGCAAGCCTCTAAAAGAAACAAGTTATCGCGATCATAGATAATGGTATTGCCAGTCAACTCGTTTTCAATTGATCTTTTGGCTGCATAGACGGCATTATCTTGGAGAAGAGCATCTGAAATTTTTATACCATCAGGGCTGCGTTCTTTTTTGGTTTTGGTAATTTCTTTTTCGTCATCCTGAATCATCAGACTGGCGCTCAAAATCGCAACACCGCTACTATTGAATCCTTCTTTATATCCAGTAACTTCGTCACAAAATAAAAGTCTTTCAAGACCGTCCTTTTCATATACCTCAAATCCAATTTGAGGCACGTAATTTCTGTCACGGTTTTTTACACCGACCCACCCTTTTCCATCAAAATATTTTGCGATAATAACACACACGATTATTGACTTACCGATTGTGTTGTAGTAATGTTTATGCTATTTTCAGTTTCTATTACGGAATTTGCATATCCATCAAGTTCAATATCAAGTCCCGGAGGGTTTATGCCATTCCACATAATCTGTGATGAAATAAAGTGGTCTAAAAGAATCGTATTATTTACCAATGGAGTTACTAATATCTGAACATTTCCTGCGACTATATTCATATCATAGGTGGATACTGCATTACCAAAAAACGTAGTTCCAAAACCAGTAAACGCCACCTGAGTTCCATCATTACTGAGTTGTGCGGAAAGCTGGATATTTTGACTATCGCTGGTTGCAGGATTGCTTGAACGGATATAAAATTCACCTTGAGTGAATGCGTTGGCAGGTGTCTGAAAGATTACTTGCCCCGAGACATTACTGGTTGTTGTTGCATTATTAGTGTTTACAAATGTTGCAAATAGATTGGAAAAATTGTTATTGACTTTTCCGAAGGCAACACGCAGTGGATCACCTTGCTGGTCATTTGGTGCTGCACCAATATTAATAATCTGTTGAGTAGCCATATAACTCTTTCATGTTATGGACTATTTATCAGAGACTTAATTATTTGGTGGCGTTTTCAAATATCTTTTTTTGTGAAGTATACCATTCATTCCATGAGTCAACCTGTGCGGCGCATTCATGATACTTAACATAATTGTTGGCAACTGCTGTCATCATGTCACTAAGTTTTGGATCATCTTTTTTAAGAGTGCCCAGTTGTGGGCATGGCTGTCTTAAGACAGGAGGGACATCAGGAAATTTAGCCGTTACAGGAACTGTAGTTACACAGGCACCAAGTAAACAAAATAATGGAAGTGTCATTACTTTTTTCATTTAGTATCTCCCGTTATCATAGCTGCTCTATTATGAAGCTCAACAACTTCCGGTGGAATTTTACATTCGTTATCCATTTTAACAGCATCTGCTTTAATTTCATGAATTATGACATCACCTTTTTCATGGATGATTTTGGTCTTAGTTAAAATTTTGGTTTCTATTTGAGTATTTGCCTGCTTGGATTCTACTTTAGCTTGTGCCAATTTTGCTTCTAAATGCTTTGACTCTGCTGCGATCTTCTCTTTGTATGTCTCTTCACCTTGGTAATAAATTGCAAATCCAAGCGCAACAGAGCCAAGAATACTTACTGGGAATTTAAACAATCGGGTGTTACGAGTAAATCCCATAACAAAGGACGCAATATGCAATAAAATTCCTATTGTTAAGAGTAGGTGGATAATCCACTTAATAATAAGTCCGAATAAAAATGAAAACATAGTAACATTATTTATACTATGTTTTCATTTTTTCACATGGAGTATTTCAAATAATGTTCGGCAACAAGAATCATTGCCTTGGCTTGTTCTTTATTTTTTGGAAGAGGAATGTGTGTTCCGTCTTCATAACGACTTGCCGTTTCAAGCAGGGGTGCAATATCGTTATCAAAAATTTGGGACATGTCGCGCCACAGCGCATTAGCTTCTGCTTCTGTCATACCAGATGAAAGAAAATATAGTCGTTCATCCTCAGAAATTCTGAGACCAAAATCATGACGATAGGTAAGACACATGTTATTGATGATTCGTTCTCTGTTCATGCTTTTGCTCTCATATATCTACAAAGATAGTATCCATCTACTCCTGCAGGGACAGTTTCTAGTAAAATATTAGATGACTTAGTTTCAGTATGATGTTCTTTCCGAATCCACGTTTCAATTTTCGGTCTATTCTCCGGTGGCATCCGACTTGTAATGTATCGAATACCTTTTTCTTTATGTGTTTCCCAAAGAGTAATGAAATCTTCATTCAAAAATGTGTTCATACCGCCATCTCCGCTTTGATAGTCCCATGACATTTGTAATTGTCCAAGTCAATCGTTTCTAGTGTGAAGTCATTGATGTTTTTGATATTTGGGTTCAACCACAACGTAGGCAGAGGATATGACTCACGCGTCAACTGTTCCTTTACTTGATCAATGTGATTGCTGTAGATGTGTGTATCTCCAGTAGAGATAATCAATTCTCCTACATCCAAATCACAAACATGAGCGATCATATGCGTGAGTAATGCATAGCTTGCAATGTTGAATGGCAATCCCAAAAATACATCAACTGATCTTTGGTACATGTGGCAACTAAGTTTCCCATTACTTACATAAAACTGTGCCAGAACATGACAGGGTGGGAGAGCCATTTGATCAAGTTCGTCCACATTCCAAGCATTAATGATATGTCTACGTCCATTTGGGTCATTCTTGATTCCACTAATCAGTTTTGCAACTTGATCTGTTCCTCTCCAGTTTCTCCACTGAACCCCATATATTCTTCCCAAATCTCCGGGGAATTCTGATTTAGGTTTCCAATAAGCTGCTTCAGCATTTCCTGTCCAGATCGTATTACGTTCTGAATCTCTTGTTCCGTATAGAATTTCACATAACCGTCGCTCATCGTTACTTCCTTCTAAAAACCATATTAATTCACTTTTAACTGCTTTCCATGCTAATTTCTTAGTGGTTACAGCAGGGAATTCTTTTGATAAATCAAATCGTAATTGACGACCGAATACACTAATAGTGCCTACTCCGGTACGATCATTTTTATGTTCACCATTGTCAAGAATGTCTTGCAAAAGGTCTAGGTATTGTTTCATTTTCTATTCCATATTTGATATTCATGATCAGGAAATACTTCATTGTATCTCCTTACAAAATTATTCTCCAAGTATACCAAATCTATAAAGGTATCGCAAGTATATTCGGTAAATGTTTTTGTAAGATGAACTTCATGGATGTTATTCCAACAACTTTCAATAAGTTTCGCGCCACCGATAATCCAATAGAAATCGTAAACATTGAATTTTACATCAGTCATATGGATTACATTATTATATTCTATTTCCAGTGGCTTGGACGATACTACAATGTTTATGCGATTCGGAAGTGGTTTTATGGGAAGACTATCCCACGTATTTCTTCCCATAACAACCGGCTGTCCATCAGTAAGTCGTTTAAACCTTGGCAAATCGCCTTGGATTTTACTCCAAGGCAATCTGTTTTCGTAACCAATGCCGCCATTGGGATCGGATGCTAATATTAACTTCATAATCTACTTAATAACTTATCAGTTTCTGGTTGAACAACTTCTGCAATGCTTTCTACATTGAGAATGAACTCAATGCCTATGACCAAATCATCAAGTCCATCAAGTTTACGACTAATAAACTCTTCTATTTGATCTGGCTCAAGTCCTTGATTTAGTAACTTTGCAATATTGATAGTATTTTGTCGCCGCCCCTCAAGTCTCAAAATTAACTTTTTAATGAACTCTACTGGAATCTTTTGTTTATCTACATCTTCCAGTAATCGTTCCCACTTCTGAATGAACTCAGGTGACATAATCTATGACGCCTTATGCAACTACAGGAGTTTTCTTGGGACGACCGCGAGTCTTCTTTTCAAGTGCATTGACCGATAGCATTGAAACTGGCTTAGATGGTGCCAATGCATCTGCTTCAGCAAGCAGCCGCTGTGCTTCTGCAAGAAGTCCATTTGCTTCATTACTCATACGCTGTGCCTGTGAACGAAGATTATTTGCAATCATATTATCGCCCAATGCATCGTCAGATGACGCGGTAACCGGTGGACGATTTGTGACTGCATCTACGTCTCCGCGCATTCTGCGAGCAACTTCTGCGGGGTCTTGAATTCCACGCTGCCCATCAAGTTCGGCCATTCTCTTAACGGCATCTTCCCCAGCCTTCATCTCATCAAGAATTTTGTTGAGTTCACTCAACTTGATTTTTACGTTTGGTGCTGGGGTCATTACGATCAATTCAGTCTGTACCTTCTTTAACATACCTTCGGTATGGAGGCGCTGTAGAATGGCATGACCATCTCTTGTATACGAACGATTTAGTGCATCGGCTAAGTTTTCACTGTTCTGACCGATATCGCTTTCAATACACTTGATAAGTGGATCGTGGATATTCTGTCCCATAATTTCAGTATAAACTACCAGTGCCATGTGAGGTTCGCCTGGCACTTCACGGAATACGACTGCTACTTTTCTGTCTCCATGACGACCAACGTGTCTCAAAAAACTCATATTTTTGTCTCCTTATTATGACATAGGTATTTAACAAGGAAATTTACATCAGAATATTTTTAAGACCATTTCATTGTAATGTAGGGCATCAGTGATTCGTGCACGTTGTATCGTGGAAAATAATATCTAATCATGACCACCTCAATATGAACATGGTTAAATTCTTTTCTTCTTCAAACTCGGCCCATACATCAAGTCCTTCAATAACACACTTTGCTCCGGAATTTTTTATTATATCATAGAGTGCATAATTGTATTTTAAGCTATCACGTGGTTCGGTTATGGAATCAATTAAATTTTTATATATGGGCTTAATTGTATAGCCATCAATGAGATTGATACGAACTGTCATGACCATCTCAGAAGGAACCAAGATTCCAACTCGGGGCTTAGGATATAACGTCGACGAAACCCATTATCATCTGCATAACCATGTTTCTGGAAACATGGTGCACCATGTTTCCACATACGGAGTGGGTGAGACTCAATCCAATCAGTAGTATCACCTACTATCATAGAATACATATTCCACCCAATTGGCTGATAAATACCAAGCCATACCCATGGCATCAATTTTCTTGAATACTCATGCAAATTTGAGTTCATAAAATACCGCTTCCTCTGGGTCTTCAAACGCCGGAAATGAGGCACCATGAGTGCCTCCTGATATCAGGGAAAACCTTCCTACCAGTTTTTCGGTGATCCATGCATATGATTCAGCATTTATAGGCGTGTTGGAACGAACAAAATGATTGGGCATGAAGTTCAGTTCTCTTTCCAAAAACCACTGACTTAAGTTTAGATCATCTATCGTTTTCATTATCTTTTACCAATGCATAAAGAATTTCCAACTTTTCAAGTGCGTCCATGAGAGTCGGGTTAGTCTCAGCAAGACGGATAATACGCATCATTCGCTGAGAACGCATAGCAAGTTGCATTTCCTTTTCCAATTTCTGATCCTCTGAATGTAGTTGTTGAGTTGAAGAAGCAAAACCCCGTGTGTAAATAGTTTTGCCCCCGTCAGGTGATTCAAAAACCATCTGACGGGAGACATCAACTTGCATTATTTCTGTTTTTGGCTTCACAGACTTATTACTTACGATGATCATCGTAAAGAGCAAACACCCCGAAAGGAGGGTTCGGGTTAGGATCGCCGTGAATGATCCAAGTAGTGTCGCAGTAGTCAGGCGTTCCCCAGCTACCACAAGGATACCCGTCAGTAAACACGATCAGACGATTGGGAACCCTGCCTGCTTCTTTGAGGTCATTGAAAATGCAGTCAAAGTCGGTACCACCACCACCATGGAGTTGATATTCTTCAAGGTTTTCCATGTTTTCAGAAGAAAATTCCTGTGTGTTGTAGCACCGCGTGTCAAAGCAAGTAACACGAAGATTGTACCCATCAAATGCATCCATCATGCCACCAACTTCTGAGAGGAAAGCCATACCTTGCTTGTTGGAGATTGAACCGGACATGTCAATATAAATATCAACATCAATTTCCTCACCAGGGTTCATGCCAGGCATGATTGCGTCCATATGCCACGAACGGCGAGAAGGACGCATCCAAGTATAATCAGACTTGATTGCAGAGGTAAGATTGGTCTGGATCAGTTCCCGCCAAGGCATAACAGGGTCAGTGAGGCTTTTGATCATGATTTCAACGCCCTTAGGAATACTACCAGCCTCAGCCGTAGAAGCAGCATTGAGAATTGCCTGCTTCATTTCTTGGCGGATTTCTTCCTTTTCAGCCTCGGAAAGGTTAGGACGACCCTTACCCTTCTTGTTGCCATCTTTGCTTTCGCCATCATCACCATCGCCATCACCATCATCACCATCGCCATCAATGTGATCGTCAATCATCTTGTCCAGAAGATCGTCAATGTTGATATATTGGACGTTCTTCATCAGATCGTCATAGATCGCCTCAACCGCCCAGTTTTCGTACTTGGTGTCATAGAGACATGGAACAGTGGTGATGAAATCACCGACCTTGTGACGCTTCAAGTCAGCATTGACCGCATAGTCAGCCGCGATGTTCCAGAATTCCGGATCACGGTTGTCACGGCGTCCAAGGTGATCATACACCACGTGCAGGACTTCATGTCCGACAAGAAATTCAACTTCCTTAGTCTTGAGCATCTGAATGAAGCGAGAGTTGTAATAGAACCGGCGACCATCGGTGGCCGCAGTGGTCAGCCACTCATCAGCATTGATGAGTTGAAGGCGAGTAGCAAGGTTGCCGAAGAAAGCATGACGCAGCAAAAGCCCGATACGTGCGGTAACCAAGCGTTCGCGAGCAAGATGGTCAATCTTAGGATCGGTAGGACCCACGAGTTTATCAAACTTGTTGCTACGCGAACGCTTGGACTTCTTGGGGGCAGTGGTATTGGTAGTCATGTTAGAAACCTTTCGTTGTTGATGTGCTGACTTTAACGCAGATGTACTGTCATGTCAAGCATAAATCACCTGATCCATTTATAATACATATCAAAATCTTTATTTTTCATATAATGGATCGCTCCCTTTTTATAGGGAACCGGGGCATAAGTAACAAATTGTAAAAGAATTACATCCTGTTGCAAAATTTTAGAAGCATCTGAGTGAGGATATCCATAAATCTTGCGAATGTCCTGAGGACGAAACTCAATATCATATGGTGCCGCTTTAATTGCTTCTACCATATCGCGTTGGTGATCAGTGAGCTTCACGTGTAAATCCTTTTAAAAGAGAAGAGTTAGTTGGCTTTTGGACTATGCTTAACGCGAAGCAAATCGTGTACAATGGGACCATATCGTTCATGAAACTTTTCCATCATCCGAGAATTAGGATCAACATACGGAAAGTTGTCAGATCGGAACATGAACCAAGTTACCAAAATTGGCAAAAGTCGCTCATCAATTTTTTCTGCTGCCCGAGAAAGTTCATCGGACATAATATTACTGACGAAATAGGGGCGGAGTTGTTTTGCACTGTCTGGATCAGGTTCAGCAAACTCAGCAAAAACAAAGTCCATCACACTATCCCAGTATTCAGAAGCATTGTTTTGTTCCACTACTGCGATAGCAAGATTTACTAAAGTATTTATTTTGTCGCTCATGTTGCATAATCCTTATAAAAAAGGGGGAAGATTGTCTCAAACCTTCCCCCATGGAGCCGCTGGCTTAGTTACCAGCTTCTACGATGTACTTGCCATACTTCTTGTGGAAGTCATTGAAGTTAGTCAACTGCGAAGGCTCAATCGGAAGTTTGTAGGTCTTCAGAGCGATCTTTGCACCCATAACCACCAATTCAGTCTCAAAGTTCTTCATGATAAACTCAAAGAAGTTGTCAGCCATCTTGTGGAAACCCTTGTTATCCACGGTCTTGTTTGCCAGAGCATCACGAAGTTCGTAGCACATGGAAATCGTCAGCGAGTACATTGCCGAAATTTCCTTGACCGCCAATTCAGTGACCTTGCCCGAGAGGATATCGGCAGGGTTAGGCATGCGACCGGCAACCTTACGGTGTGCCATGAACTTGGTAGCAAGACCGTCACCGATGGAACCGGCAACCAGAGTAAACAGCGTATCGTTGTCAACCGTTTCATCGCTCAGAAGATCGCTGACGAAGCACCACGAACGCGGAGTTGCGAAGGCGCGGCTGGAACCCTTGGCGTCAAAGTCATAACCGTCCTGTTTGGAGAACGAGAGATAACCAACAACGTCTTGGTGGATGCCCTTGTTGACTGCCCAATTCTGCCATGCAGCGAAGTCATACTTCATTTCGATGTGAACAAAACGATTGGCGAGCGGCATCGGCATGCGATAGGTAACGCCCTTGTCGCTGTCACGGTTACCGGCAGCAACGATAACCACGTTATCGGGCAACTTGTACTTACCAACGCGGCGATTGAGGATCAACTGATAACCAGCGGCCTGAACCGCAGGAGGAGCCGAGTTCATTTCGTCAAGGAACAGAACAACGATGGGATACTGGTCGCAGACTTCTTGGCTGGGAAGATCAACCGGCTCAGCCCAATCCATCTTGCCATTGTCTTTGTTATAGAAGGGAATACCGCGAATGTCGGTAGGTTCCATCTGTGCCATACGAAGATCGTACATGTAGCCGCCAAGTTCTTGGGTGACTTCTTCAACCACTTCCGACTTGCCGATACCCGGAGGACCCCAGAGGAACACAGGACGCTTTGCCTTGAATGCCGAAAGGAGAGCCTTGCGAGCCTGAATAGAATTGATAGTGAGAGTGTCAGATACGTGAGACATGTGTTTAAGCTCCATTAGGTTGTGTTAATGTAATAGAGAGTGTTTTCCGTTGTTGCTCTCTATGAACCCTGTATAGCGATGGTTCCAATTCGAGTCAACAACTATTTTCACTTTTTTGAAGTTTTTTATGCCATCAGTTGAGCAATGAGGATAAGCTGATCCAAGTGGTTGATTGCATTGATGATTTCTTTGAGTTTCTTATCCGAAGCAATGATATGTTGATTGCTACGCAGATTGCGCTCAGTTTTTGGTACACTACGAGATTTTACCTCAAGTTTGCTGAGTTCAGTGATCATCTTCTTGATGTTACCGTGCAATTTATACAAGTCTGGATTATACTCCAGCTTGAAAAGTTTCAACAACCTCTTATCAAGGTGTGACTGAGCCAAAATCGCACTATGAATGTTTTCCATAGTCTACCCTTACGATAGCATCAGGAATAAGTCAATATCTTACTTAAAGTCTAAGACGATATGGCTACCATTCCGAAACCAACAATCAGCCTGAGTACTCCATTTATCATATAATTCATCATCTACTACGCGACAATGTTCTTCAGGGCGAGCACCAAATCCACCAATTGGACAAGGATGATAGTTGACCCAGTTCACTACAATAAAACGACCTTTGAACGTGGTGAGAATGCGTTCCCAAACTTTATCAAATGCCGGTTCAGGTATATGCTCAAGGCTTTCTACCATAAGGATAGTATCAAATGTTGTTAAGTCAATTTCATCTATAAACTGGTCTATAAAACCAACCATTGGTTTAACTGGTTGAAATTGATACTGAGTTGCTGTTTCTTCATACCATCGCTCTGCACCATTTCCTGGTTCAACACTGATGACTTCAATTCCCATGTGATTGAGAACAGTTGCTACTTCTCCACGACCTCCGCCAATTTCCAAAACACGTTTGGGGTTTCTGGTAGCAAAGGTTTTCAAAAATTGCATTTGTGATTCGATATAGCGGTAATCGTTACTTTCCGCTCTACCATTTTCATCTACTTTAAATACCTCAGGAAATGAATCTTTGAGTTGTTCCCATGATATATTATGGGCATACCCTAAACCAGCCAAAGCATCTCCAAATTTAAGACTTTGACTCCTCCAACTACGTATACCATCTGAATGGGTAAAATATGTAAAATCATATAAATCGTTCATTATTATTGTCCTTTAATTTACTCTATTATACTAAGTATAATAGAGTAAGTCAACGTGTTTCTTTCATCATGTTAGGATCATTTGGAGAAAAGGAGCCACGGTTTCCGACTGCGGATTTAACCTGATTCGGATTAAAAACTACCCAAACTTCACCGGACTTTGCATTGCTGTTGTTTGGAATGATTTCATTGATAATAGCACCATCAAAGCCAAGCTTCTGTAAGGTTTTTACAAAGTGATCACCTTCTGGTCCGTCAAACAGTTCCCAGCGTTCAAACTCATCAACATAATAATATATTGACCTCAAGTCAATACCATTGTCTTTAAATCCTTGCACGGTTTCTTCGTTATCTAACATATGTGAAAGATTGTTATCTCTTAGATCAATGGGATTCTGTACTGAAAGATATACAGGCAAGATTCGTCCACTTGGCTTATATTCACCGGGGTAATCTGGTTTCTCAATGAACGATTCAGCAAACATTGGATCAACCGCAAAGAAGGAACCATGACGTTCTACTTCAAATGCCATACCCAATGCACTTGCAAAGCCTGTGCCATGAGTGTTGAACGTGTCAAAGTCTTTAGTAGTAGCATGATAGAATGTCATTGGCTTATGACCATCCCATGCATGAGTGTGCTTTAGCCAATCGTCCATTCTTTTTTGGCGATGCTGTTCATCATAGCCGGGAAACAGTTCTTCTTGTTCCTCTTCTGCTAAGAATGACTGCCATTCGTTCATCAGGCTTTCGGCAATCTTACCGTCTGCTCTAGCTTGGGGAGGGATGCCTGCTCTGGAAGTCTTGAAGCCAAATGCCTTAGCGTTCTTCTTGATCGCATCTGGCTTGACATCTATTGTTAACGCCGTGCACCATCGTGGGTCATTCTTTTCTTTTGCTGATGGGATGTATCCTGATGCTTCGTCAATATAAGGTAAACGAACATTTTTATAGCGATCAGGATCATGCGGCTTAACTTCTTGTGTCTTCTTAGGCTTTGGTTCTCTCCAACCACGTTCCCATGCTGCCGCACCTTTTCTTGCCGCAAGATTAACGTCTTGTCCTCTTGCTCGCGCTGAACGGACAAAATGGTCAATCACTTGCTGCTTGGTGGTGTAGGCTTCGTCAAGTTGTTCTTCTTGCATTTCATAGCGTTTCATGATTTCATCTGGAACATTATCATCCCATCCAACATAATAATTATCACTAATTTTATCTATCGCAGCGTCAAGACGATTTCTATAGTCGTATGGTATACCCAGTTCTTCTGCACCACTGCCGTGAATGGCCTCAGTGGCATCCCACCAGTAAGTATCACCGCTGTAATAGAGTCCACGAAGATGTTTGTGTTGTGATTTTTTAGTTAGATTATACAGAGCACGTGGTGTAGGGTTTTTCCAATGTTTTAACGAGCTTTCTTCATTGATTATTGCATCAAACTGGTGCTTCAATTCTTCAGCAAGAGTGTCTTCTTGCTCGGCAATTTCCTCTTCAATGCTTAACTTACTGCTGCGAAGTTTATCACGTAAGTTATATAGTGCATCAATGCCCTTTTGTGATCTAACTGCTTTATATGCAAGATTTTCTGGTGAGAATTCTCCGCCCTTAGATAATCCTGCCTGACGATAACGCTTGATCATATGCAACACATTATCCAGCCGCCCTAAGTCTTTTGTTTTTAAAGTAAGGTCAACCAAATCTGCTAGTTTTTGATATTTTGCTTTGGTTGCTGTCTGATCAAAGTTTGCTCTGCGTTTTACTGGATGCTTAATCCAGCGATTATTTAAAATACTATATTCACCAAGTGACACTACAGGCTCGTTGCTGTCTTGCACATATACTTCTACTGGAATGCCATGGACAGTAATATTATGAGAGTCATTATAAATTGTCTTTTTGGCTTTGAATAATTCCTGATAGACTTCATTGTCAGGAAACCGCGACATATCCACAACTATGTGTAAATCAAGATCGCTATGTTTTGTATAAGAATATGCAGCATTTGAGCCAGAAATGGTTACGTCTTTTACATTAACATCACTGATTCCAAGTTCTGACATGAAATCGTCTGCAATACTTAATAGACTATCTTTAACTTCTGGATCAAGGGTTTCGTCTATCCAAAGGTTGGGGTTAAGTTTGTCGTGAAACTTAACTGCGTCTGAAAGTTTAAA